GATTTAGGCGATAGAGATAGAGGTTGGGCATGTGGCGCAACAAGTGGTTGGGTTGCATTAGAACAAAACAAAGATTTAGAAGAACTATATTTGATAGGACACGATTTAAAAAGTTATGATAATTTTATAAACAATATGTATAAGTCAACACAAAACTATGGTGATGAGAAGAATAAACCAATACCAGATGTGAACTGGATTAGTCAATGGCATACATTGATGCAAGAGTACCCTAAAGTTAAGTTTATAAAAGTGAACCCTAGAGGTATTCGAGGTGGTGATAAGATTAATAACGTGGTGTCAGAGTGGGTTAGTAAGAACGTAGATTATATCAATTTTGATGAACTTCACAAAAGATTTGACTGCGTATCAGGGTTGACAAAATGATAGAAATGTGGTATATTAGAGCTTAATATGTTTGATAATATAGTATATAAAATATTAGATACAATTGTTAAGTGGTGTGAGCGTTATAAAGAGTACAAAATTAAGAAGTCTTTACCTAAGGCTACCTATGATGAACAAGCGAAAAAAGAAGACTTGAATAAATGGGTAAATGGGCGAGAGAAGTCTTATAAATAATATTGATACCGATTATACAGGTAACACAAAGACAACGAATACAAATAATAAGGAGAAATACGATGGACTTTGAAACATTAAAACAATCGTCAAGTAACTTTGACAAACTTACAAAAGCCATAGAGGCGAACCTCAATCCTGAGGACAAAGAAAAGAACAAATCCAAATACCAAGATGACAGATTCTGGAAACCAGAACTAGATAAAACTGGTAACGGTTTTGCTGTAATTAGATTTTTACCAGCGCCAGAAGGTGAAGACTTACCTTGGCAAAGAGTATGGTCACATGCATTCCAAGATGTAGGTGGTTGGTATATTGAGAACTCTCTAACAACACTAGGTCAAAAAGATCCTGTGTCAGAAGAGAATACTAGACTTTGGAATACAGGTTTAGATAGTGATAAAGAGATCGCTAGAAAGAGAAAAAGAAAACTATCTTACTTCTCAAATATTCTAGTTGTATCTGATCCTAAACACCCAGAGAACGAGGGTAAAGTGTTCTTATTCAAGTTTGGTAAAAAGATATTTGATAAGATTACAGAGGCAATGCAACCTGCATTTGAAGATGAAAAACCAATGAACCCATTTGATTTTTGGAAAGGTGCGAACTTTAAACTAAAGATCAGAAAAGTTGATGGTTACTGGAACTATGATAAATCAGAATTTGAAGGTGTGTCACAAATTAAAGAGAATGACGAACAGATTAAATCTATTTGGTCTTCTCAACACCCTTTGAAACCATTTCTTGCACCCGATAATTTTAAAACCTATGATGAACTCAAAGAGAAACTGAATAGGACAATTACAGGTGTACGAAGCGCAGAGACTGCTGATAAAACAGACCTCCCGCCTCAAAACGGTAGTGCTGCGAAAAGTAATGGTGTGACTTCTAAGGCTAGTGATGATGAAGATGATACTTTGTCATATTTTAGTAAGTTAGCCGAGGAGTAATTCTCTCTCAACACTATAAACTTTAAGGGGGTCGTAGAAATACGGCCTCCTTTTTTATTATAAATATTGGTATGGCGATAAGTATATTAGAACCCTTAAAAGATAAACAAGGTGGCATTCGTAAGAGTGTTGACTGGTATAAGAGAAATATCGCAGATTTAGGTAATAGAGCGACTGCGGCTGCCCTTATGAGATCAGGTAAATTAAATGGGATTCCTAGTAAAGGTAGACTAAATTTCTTCTTCTACGACCCTAAATATAAACAGGTACTACCTTTGTATGATAGGTTTCCACTTGTATTACCTTTAGAGACGATACCAGGTGGGTTTATGGGTTTGAACTTTCACTATATTAGACCTGTACAAAGAATTAGTTTGTTGAATAATTTACAAAGATTTGCCACAGGTGGTATGAAAGCAAGTACAAGAATAGATGCAACTTATGATGGTATTAAGAACGTGAGAATAACTAAAAACATGATTAAGAAATATTTGTACGGACACGTTAGATCAAGTTTTTTAAGAGTTGATTTTGACGAGGCTGCATTGGCAGTGATGTTACCTGTACAACAATTTAGAAAAGGACAACCATACTAATGGCTATTTTACGAGGCGGAAAAAGAATTGGTGGTTACGATATACGAATAGGTTTACCTAGAGATAGAAGCCTAGATGATGTACAGAGTGACCCTAGATTAAGACAAAAGGCAGGTGGTAATCCTGAAACTACAATGGGTAGATTTCAGGCGATGGTTAATGAAGGTGAAGGTTTCGCAAGACGAGCTAGATTTTATGTAGAATTTTTTATGCCTAGAGGGTTAGACTTCGGTGGTGGTATAGGTGCTGAAGATACCGCTGTACAAGTAAAAGGCACAGGTGAGGGTATTGAATCATTTACCATGGGTAGTGAATTGAGAGCAGTTCACAATGCGAACGGTAGACGTGTAAGAGGTTTTTGTTCTGAAATATCTATGCCTAACAGAGACACAACAATAAAAGAAGTAAGACACGGAAATGCGCCACCTAGAAAACACGTTATAGATTTTACTTCTGCTGACATAACTGCAACTTTTTACCTAGATAAATTTATGAGAGAGAGAAGTTACTTTGAGTTATGGCAACAAGCAGCATTTAGTACAAAATCATTTAATAAAAATTATTATGACAATTACGTTTCTGATATGAATATATTTCAGTTAGGTCAATTTGCTAGTAGGCAAGAGCGTGATGATGTCACATATGCAGTAAAACTTTTTGATTGTTATCCTAAGACGATAGGTGAGGTAAACTATTCGTATGAGAATAACAACGTACAAACTTTCCAAGTCACATTTACCTTTAGATATTGGGTAAATTATTTTATTGACAAGGCAGGGAAAATAGAATTAGGACAAGCAGAATTTGGGTCACCAGAAGTTAAAAGAGCTGGTGGGTTATTTGGTGGTTTACTTGGTAAACTTCCAGCACCATTGAGACGAGCAGGGCGTGATGTTCTAAATGAGTTAAGAAGAAGAGCGCCGATAGGTAGAGTTACAGGTGGTAGGGTATTCCCACCATTTAAGATTCCACCTTTAAATTTATAATAAGGAGATATAATGGCATTACCAAAAATTGATGCGCCAACTTATCAGTTGACATTACCATCAACAGATGTTAAAGTAAAATATAGACCATTTCTAGTAAAAGAAGAAAAGATATTATTGATGGCTATGGAATCTGGTAAAGAGAATGAGATATATGATGCAACAAAACAAATTGTTGACTCGTGTACTTTTAATAGTTTAGACGTAGAGACTTTACCTATGTTTGATTTAGAATACATATTTTTAAATATTAGGGCTAAATCTGTAGGCGAAATATCTAAATTTAAAGTTATCTGTCCAGACGACAAGAAAACTTATGCTGATGTTGAGATTGATTTGACTAAAGTTGAAGTGCAAGTTGATGACGAACACACAAATAAAATCATAGTAGATGAAGGCAGAAAACTCGGAGTGGTTTTAAAATATCCTACAATGAGTATATTAAAGTCAGGCACAAATATAGATAACGCAGATATGGACACAATATTTAAAATGTTGAGTTCTTGCGTTGACCATATATTTGAGGGCGAAAAAATATACCCTGGCAAGGATAGTACACCACAAGAGATACAAGAGTTTTTTGAAGGTTTATCGCAAGAGAGTTTTAGTAAAATTAAGAAATTCTTTGATACTATGCCAAGAGTTAGACACGATATTGAGGTGACTAACCCTGTAACAAAAGTAAAGAGTAAAGTCACTTTACAAGGACTTAACGATTTTTTCGAATCAGCCTCGCCCATAATAGCCTAGAGGCCTTTTACGAAGTTACATTTGCGTTAATACATCATCATAAATATTCATTGACAGAAGTTGAACATATGATACCTTGGGAGAAGGACATATATGTGCAAATGTTGATTAATTATATAAAAGAAGAAAATGAGAGACGAAGAAGGGAAAATATGAAAAATGGCAGATGAACAAGATAAAATTGTTGTACCCGCTGATAAACCAGAGATTAGTAAAAAAGTAAAAGTTGATTTAGAAGTAGATACATCTGTAAAAGATTTAGGTCCAAACCCATACGCAAAGATTATTCATATGGCGAGAGCCGTTGACGCTTGGAGAATATTCCCAAGATTGTTTTTAACCGTTTACATAATACTATTATATAAATGTGTTATATGGTATATGAACTTATCTGCACCTACGATGGAACAAAGTGGTTTAATTAGTATCGTAGTTGGTGCGGGTGCCGCATGGTTTGGTTTATACACAGGATCAAGTAAAAAGAGTAAATAGATGATATGGTTTCCACTCACAATTGCAGTATTAGGATTTTTTGCCTTACTAGCGATTATAATTTGGCATATAGTAGAGGATTATTAAATGGCAGTATTAGAATCAGATATTAAAGCGTTAATGAAAACGGTAATGTCTTCTACAATGAAGACTGTGGCTGCTGCGCAGAAAACCGTAATATCACCTACAGAGGTTAGAAACATCACAAAAGAGATACTTGCAGACTTCGAGTCAGGTAGTATTGATAAATTTTTAAGGGCATTAGACAGAAGTGAAAAAATATTTGATAAGTTAGGTTTAAACATAAAAGAATTTAATACTGGTCTCGCCAAAAGAATAGATCAATTAAAAGAGCAAAGAGATAAATCTGCTAAACAAGTTGAAGAATTAAGAAAAAGAAATATTATCGCTGAGACTGAATTAAATAAAAGAAGTAAAGCGGCTAATATAGAAGTTAGAATATTAACTAAACAAGAAATAGATGCAAGAAAAAAACAATTAAAGGCTGAAATAAAAAGAGTTGACGATTTTGAAAGAGACATACTTGTAAAAAGAGAGACAATATTAGAAAAACAAACCAAAGATGGATTTATCAGTAGAGCAGATCAAAAAGAAATTTTAAAAGATGAAAAAAAATTAGCAGATGACAGGGCTAAAATTGAAAAAGAAGATAGAACATTAAACCCATTGGCAGATGACCAAGGTTTTGATAGAGGACAACAAAGTCAGTTCTTTGAAGAACTGAAGGCACCATTTGTGGCATTTGGTGACGCATTGATGGCAGTTAGAGACGGCGCAATGGAGGCGTATAATGTATTTCTATTCTTTAAAAAAGGTGGTTTGATGAAGGCACTAAAAAGTTTTAGAAGTGGTATCAAAGCGATTGGTAAATTCTTTATGACAACCAAAGTATTGATAGGTCTTGCGGTTGCTGGTGTTGTCGCTGGTATATTCTTTTTTAGAGATAAGATTGCCTCTGTCGCAAAGTTTTTAGTAAGCATACCTAAAAAGATAGGTGAGTTTTTAGGAAAAGTATTTACAAGACTAATAGATTTCTATAAGACTATGATAAACTCTGTAATCAAATTAATAAACAAAATACCTGGTATCAATATTGATCTACTAGAGACCTCGAAGATGAAAGAGGAGAGAGAGGCGAAAGAAAGAGATCAAAGAATAAAAGAAGGCACGGAGAACTTTGATAGTATTGGTACAGAATCAGGATTTACAGAAACAGAAACTGGTTTATTACAACCTAAATTTGATGAAGGTCCTAGTTTTGATGACACAGATAGTGGTAATCAATCTAGTGTGGTCTATGATCCTAAATCAGGTAATGCCATGGTATTAAATAGACAAGTAGTAGGTAATCAATTCCAAGGCGCTGGTGGTGATGGCACAGGTGATGCGTCAACTGCAAAGACATTATTCCAAGAACAACAACA